CTACAGCATGCGGGCGATCCAGCGGACGCGGCCGGCCACGCGGAGCCCGGCGGCGTCGGTCGGCGCGAGGGTCTCTTCGACGTAGGCGGCGTTGTCGCTCTTGATGGTCACGGCGCCGTTGAAGAACCGTTGAACACGCTTCACGACCAGGTGCTCGGCATACACGACGACGTAGATGGCATTGTCTACGATGCGGTCGATCGACGTGTCGATCAGCAGCAGGTCGCCGGAGCGGATGGTCGGCTCCATCGATTCGCCGACGGCGGTGATGAGCACCAGGCGGCGCGGGTCGGCCCCGAGCGCGCGGCGCGACCCAATCTTCCCGAAACGCAAGATGATCAATGACTTGCTCGCTGTCGGCGAGGAGGCCGGGGCCGGCCGAGGCGCTGACGTCGTAGCGCGGCACCAGCACGTAGCCGGGCAGTTGCTCGCCGGCGACGGCCGCCATCGGCGCCGGTTGGGAAGGCGCCTCGCCCGGCCGCATCGGCCCGGCGCCGGTGGCCAGCCACTCGATCGACACGCCGCCGGCCTCGGCCATAGCGATCAGCCGCGCGCGTGACGGTTCCGCCTTCCCGGCGAGGTATTGTCCGACTGCTCGCCGGGAAATACCGGTCTTTTCGGCGAGCCTAGTGGCGTTTCCAGCCAGCTTTGCGACCTGCTCCATCCGAGCCTGGAAGGCTTCGTCTGGCTCTACGATATCGCCACTAACACTGACGCTCTGGTCAGAGTTCATTTTTCCGCGTCAGTCTTGTGCGATAACAAGCAGTTAGGTATGGCAAATGGCGATTTCGCCCACCTCCTAACTCTGACGCGCGTTTTCGGCTTGAAGACATAGCAGTTTTCGTCCAATCTTATCCCGTTCGTCACATATCGGAGCCGAACAAAACCGGCCTGTCGGGGCCGGTCGTCGGAGGGAACGGATGGGTCGCTGGCACAAGGAAGACATCAAGGCGGCGGTGCGCAAGCAGGGCAAGACCCTGACCCGGCTGGCGCTCGATGCCGGCCTGGCCGAATCGACCTGCCGCAACGCGCTCTATCGCCCGACGCCGTCCGGCAACCGCGCCATCGCGGCCTTCCTGGGACTTTCGGTCCATGACCTGTGGCCCCAGTGGTACGCCGCCGACGGCTCGCGCCTGACCATTCGTTCCGGCCGCCAGAGTATGCGCCACCGTCCCGTTCGTCACCGTCAAAAAGCAGGGAGGGGTTAGACATGGCAAAGGTCATGGTCTGGACGGGTGACTTCGCGCCTGCCTTTACCCTCCCTGACGGAGCGCCATCCGCTCAGCTGAGGCGGCTCATTGAGGCCGCCCTTCGGGAGGGAGCCTCGTGCCGGCAACTTTGCACGCCGAGCAGCGCGGCTAGCACAAGTTCGTCCGGCGCCGACGCGGGGACCTGCGCGATGACTTTCACCCCGCCTCGTCGCGCACGCACCGACCGCGAACAGCAACCGCGCCCGCAGCATCAGCAGAAGCGGCCGCGGCACGCCGGTCAGGTCGCGTTCCGGATCGTCGGCCAGCCATCGGCATAAACCGTCGCAGGCATCCTGCAGCGACCAGTCCAGCGGCTCGCTGGCCGGACCGACCACTGGTGTTATTCGCCTATCGGCCCAGGCCGACAGCATGGCCGCGGCTTCGTCATATGTGACACCTCTGTTTCCCATTTTAGTTTCCCCTCTCGGTTTGGTTGCGCTTCCGAGGATAGGGGAAAACCGGCCGGCCGTCGTCTCCCCCCTCACGACGGCCGGCCAACCTCATGCCTCCCGGGCAGCACTGGCCGGGCGCCGCCGACATGACGGGGCGCCCGGCACCTTTTTCCAAGGAGACCGCAATTGAAAGCCCTGGGGCTGCAAACCATCGCACTGGCCGACATCGACTTCGGGGATCGGCTGCGCGCCGTCGACGAGGCGCACGCCCGCCTGCTGGCCGAGAACATCCGCGAGACCGGCCGGATCCGCCAGCCGATCGAGATCCGCAAGGTCAGGGCCCGGCAGGGGGGCAAGCCCTTTGTCCTGATCGCCGGCGGCCACCGGCTGTACGCCGCGGGGCTGCTGAGCTGGACGCAGATCGACGCCTTCGTGTTCGAGGCCTCGGACGACGAGGCCCGCCTCGCCGAGATCGACGAGAACCTCGTGCGGCACGACCTCAACCCGCTCGATCGCGGCGTGTTCCTGGCCCAGCGCGAGGAGGTATATCTGCGCCTCCATCCGGAGACGGGGCAGGGCGGCGACTGCGGCAATCAGCATACCGGCGGCAAGGCTAGGCAAGACGACATCGTGTCGTTTTGCCAGGACACCGCCCAGCGTTGCGGCTGGACCGCACGCACCATCCAGCGCGCCCTGCAGGTGGGCTCGCTGCCGCCCGAGGTCCGGGCGCGCCTGGCCGGCACCTACCTCGCCAGGAATCAGGCCGAGCTGCTGGCCCTGGTGAAGGTCGAGCCGGCCCTTCAGCTGGCCGTGATCAACATGCTGCTGGCCGAGAATTCGCCGGCCAAGTCGGTGGCCGCCGCCGCCCGCATCCTTTCCGGCACCCGCGCCCCCGAGATCCCGGCCAGCGAGGCCGCCTTCCAGAAGCTGCTGGCGGTCTGGCGCCGCGCCGATTCGGGCGCACGCCGCGCCTTCCTCGCCCATCTGCGCGAGACCGGCCAGCTGGCCATGCCGGAGAAGGACGCCGCCTGATGACGCGCCGGCGCGACGACCGCGCCCTCGACCTTCTGGCCTGGCAGCCGCCGGCGCCGCCGCGCTTCGCCCCCGAGGCGGTACGGGCGGCGTCGTTGCGCGCCATGCTGTGCAAGGCGGTGGCCGTCGCGCTGAAGGACTGTGGCAAGGGCCGCGATCAGGTCGCCACCGAGATGGCCGAATTCCTGGGCGAGGCGGTGAGCAAAGCCATGCTCGACGCCTACGCATCGGAGGCCCGCGAGGACCATTCGATCAGCGTCGTGCGCCTGCTGGCCCTGATCCACGTCACCGGCGATTTGCGGCTGCTGAACCTGTTGGCGGAGCAACTCGGCCAAGTGACGATCCCGGCCCGCTACCTGCCGGCCATCGAGGACGCGATGCTCGACGACAAGATCGAGGAACTGACGCAGCGGCGGCAGCTCGCCCGCAAGCGCTGGAAGGGGGGCCTCTAGATGCAGCAGGAATGGTTCACCGCCGCCGAACTCGCCGCCCTCGGCCTGCCCGGTCTGCCGCTGACGGAAAGCGCCGTCATCCGCCTCGCCAAGCGGGAAAGCTGGCGGCGGCCCTCGGCCGAGTGGTCGGAAGCTAACCCCACCGGCCTGTGGCGCCAGCGCCAGGGCCGCGGCGGCGGCGTCGAGTACCATTACTCGCTGCTGCCGTCGCGCGCCCAGGCCAAGCTGGCGCTGGCCGCCCGCCCGGCCGAGCCGGACGAGGCCGGCGAGCGGCGCAAGGCCAAGCGCGAATTCGCGCGCGACGCCGCCTGGGCGCATTTCGACCGCCTGCCCGACAAGCGCAAACAGAAGGCCCGCGACCGTCTCGCCCTGCTGGAGGCGGTGGCCGCCCTGCAACGCGGCGGCATCGCGAAGGATGTGGCCTGCAAGCTGATCGCCGACAAGCACGCCATCGGCATCTCCACCCTGTACGGCTGGCAGACCCGCACCCATGGCGTCGACCGCGCCGACTGGCTGCCCGCCCTGGTCGACCACCATGCCGGCCGCACCGTCGAAGCCGAGTGCGACCCGGAGGCCTGGGAAGTGATCAAGGGCGACTATTTGCGCGAGGAGCGCCCGACCTTCGAGGCATGCTACTGGCGCCTGCAGCGCGCCGCCGAGAAGCATGGCTGGTCGATTCCCGCCGCTCGCACCCTGCTGCGCCGCGTCGAGAAGACCTTCGCCCCGGCGCAGATCGTCCTGGCCCGCGAAGGCGAGCAGGCGGTCAAGAAGATGTACCCGGCGCAGGAGCGGCGCCGCGACGTGTTCCACGCCCTGGAGGCTGTGAACGCCGACGGCCACCGCTGGGACGTATGGGTGGAATGGCCGGACGGCGAGGTGGCGCGCCCCTGCATGACGGCCATCCAGGATCTGTATTCCGGCGCCCTGCTGGCGTGGCGCGTCGACCGCACCGAGAACTGGACCGGCTTCCGGCTGGCTGTCGGCGACCTGGTCGAGACCTACGGCATCCCCGACCACATCTGGTTGGACAACGGCCGCAATTTCGCCGCCAAGTGGATGACCGGCGGCGTCGCCAACCGCTATCGCTGGAAGGTGCGGGAGGAGGATCCCGAGGGCATCCTGGTGCAGCTCGGCGTCGAGGTGCACTGGACCACGCCCTATTCCGGCCAGTCGAAGCCGATCGAGCGTATGTTCCGCGACTTCTGCGCCAACATCGCCACGCATCCCAAGTTCCACGGTGCCTGGAGCGGCAACAGCCCGGTCAACAAGCCCGAGAACTACCGCTCGAAGGCCATTCCGCTGGAGACGTTTCTCGATGTTCTGGCCAGCGAGATCGCCGCCCACAACGCCAAGCCTGACCGTAATACCCACACCGCCCGCGGCCGGTCGTTCGACAAAACCTTCCGCGAATCGTATGAGCGCTCGCCGATCCGACGGGCCACCGAGGAGCAGCGCCGCCTGTGGCTGCTGGGCGCCGAGGGCGTCCAGGCGGCCAGCCGCGACGGCGCGCTGCGCCTGATGGACAACCGCTTCTGGGCGGAGTTCCTGCACCTCTATGCCGGCAAGAAGCTGGTGGTGCGCTTCGATCCCGACCAGCTGTGGGACGGCGTCCACGTCTACAGCCTGGACAGCGCCTATCTCGGCTATGCGCCCTGCGTCGTGGCCGCCGGCTTCAACGACGTCGACGCCGCTCGCGAGCACGGCCGCCAGCGCCGCCGCTGGCTGCGCGCCCAAAAGGAGATGCTGGAGGCCGAGCGGCGTATGCGGCCCGAGGACGTGGCGGCCCGGCTGCCCGCGGTCGAGCCGGCGGCCCGCCCCATCGCGCCGGTCATCAAGCCCGATTTCCGTCCCGCCCAGGATCTGCGCCGTCGCGTCGAGCCGGCCCCGGTCACGCCGGCCGAGGCCGAGCGCCATACCGCCCTGGTGGCGGCCTTCCGGGCGCCGCCGCCGGCGCCGAAGGTCGACGAGCGCGACGCCCGCTGGGCGCGCGGCCAGGCCATCGAGGCGGCGATCGCCGCCGGCGACGCGGTGGCCGACACCGATGCGGCGTGGCTGCGGCGCTACCGGGACACGCCGGAGTATCGGGCGCGCGCCCAGCTGCTGAAGGATTTCGCCCAGGCCACGGCCTGAAACGAAAAAACCCCGGGGTGCGGGAACACCCTCGGGGCCGGAACTGAACCGTCAATGGGGGATTGAATGACCCATCACACGCCGCCTGTCAACCGTGCCGTCAGCGGCACCATCGCGCCGCTGCGCAACGTCGCGCTGTTCTCCGAGCTGCTCGACCGCGTCGTCGGCCGCCGCCGCCATCTGCCCGGCATGGGCACCTTCCACGGCCCCTCGGGCTACGGCAAGACGTTCTCGGCGACCTACGGCGCCCATCTGCACCGGGCGCTGTATGTCGAGGTCGGCGAAAGCTGGACCAAGGCCACCTTCTGCCGGGCGCTGCTGACCGAGCTGGGCGTGCCGCCGCGCGGCACCATCGCCGACATGGTGGCGACGGTCATCGCCCATCTGGTCGACCTGGAGCGGCCGCTGATCATCGACGAGGCCGACAAGGTGGTCGACCGCGGCTACATCGAGACGATCCGCGAGATCCACGACCGCTCGGGCGCCGCCATCGTGCTGATCGGCGAGGAGTTGCTGCCGAACAAGCTGCTGCGCTACGAGCGCGCCCACAACCGCATCCTCGATTGGGTGCCCGCGCAGCCGGCCGGCGCCGACGACGTCGCCGCCCTGGCCGGGCTGTACACGCCGGAGATCGAGGTGCGCCCCGACCTGGCCGAGCATCTGGCGCGCCGCTCGGACGGCCGGGTCCGGCGCATCGTGGTCAATTTGGAGCGGGTGCGCGAGGTTGCGGCCCTGGAGGGGCTGGAATCGGTCGGCCTCAAGGAATGGGGCGACCGGCCGCTGTGGACCGGCCAGCCGCCGACCCGGAGGGTTTCCTGATGGCCCGCCATCCCGCCCATGTGATGGTGGCCCTGACGGTGCGCGTGCCGCGCGGACAGCAGGGCTTTTGGGAGGTCATGCGCCGCCTGCACCGCGAGCGGGGCGAGTTCACGGCCGCCCAGGTGGACGGGGCCAGCAACGTCGACAGTGGCACCGTGCACGATTTCATCCGGCGCCTGGTCAAGGGCGGCTGGCTACAGGTGGTGCGGGAAGAGCCCACCACCGGCACGCCGCGCCGCGTCTACCGTCTGGCCAAGGATCAGCCCGACGCCCCGCGGCTGCGGCGCGACGGCACGCCGGCGGTGCGCGTCGGCCGCGGCCAGGAGCAGATGTGGCGGGCGATGAAGATGCTCGACCGCTGGAGCGTGCGGGAGCTGGTCATGACCGGCACGCACCGCCGACTGCCGCGTAACCCTGGAAACCGCCAAGGCCTACGTCAAGCATCTGCACCGCTGCGGCTACCTCAAGTCCCTGGGCGGCGGCCTGTGGCGCCTGAAGCCCAACATGAACACCGGCCCGCAGGCGCCGCAGATCCAGCGCACCGACTGGGTATTCGATCCGAATCTTCTGAAGGCGTTCGGCCCGGAAGGTGAGGCATGAAGGCCGCCGCCGTCACCGCGACCGATCGCGCCGCCGCCGCCTGGGGCGAGGCCATGCCCGACTGGGTGCGCGCCCTTGCCGAATCCGCCGACGCCACCTCGCAGGCCCGCGTGGCCAAGCGGATCGGCTACAGCCCGGCCGTCGTGTCGCATGTGCTGGCCAATCGCTATCCCGGCGACCTCGACAAGGTGGCCACCACCATCCGCGCCCACCTGATGGCCGGCGCCGTCGCCTGCCCCGAACTGGGCGCCCTGCCGCTGGCCGACTGCCTGGACTGGCGCGCCAAGGCCAAAGCCTTCGCCGCCACCAGCTCGCGCCGCCTGCTGATGTATCGCGCCTGCCGCGCCTGCCCGCACAACCCCGGAGGCACCCATGCTAGTTGAGAACCTCGCCGCCCTGGCCGACCACCTGCGCCGCTACGCCGACAGCGGCGTCGAGATGGACGCCGTGGCCGTCACCTCGATCGTCGCCATC